ATTGATACAAGTAGAAATATTCCAATATTTGTTCCCCCATCAGTAGTTGTACCAGGAGTATTGAGTTTCAATGATGCAGTAGCTGCACCATGGTATGCTCCAGCTGGCTTGAACAGAGGTGGATTGACACAAGCTATTGATGTTTATTCAAGATTGACACAAGCAGAACGAGATACATTGTATGAAGCAAGAACAAATCCAATCGCAACATTCCCAGGACAAGGTATTTGCATTTGGGGACAAAAGACGCTTCAATCACGTCCATCTGCATTAGACAGAGTAAATGTAAGAAGATTGCTTATCACGGTTAAGAAGTTTATTGCTTCTTCAACAAGATATTTAGTATTCGAACAAAATACTGCTGCTACTAGAAATAGATTCTTAAACATTGTGAATCCATATCTTGAAAGAGTTAAACAACAACAAGGTTTATATGCATTCCGTGTTATAATGGATGAAACAAATAATACACCAGACTTGATTGATCAGAATATATTGTATGGACAATTATTCCTTCAACCTACAAGAACGGCTGAATTTATTGTATTGGATTTCAATATTCAACCAACTGGGGCTAGTTTTCCTGAATAGAAATTTATAAATACACTAAAAATAAAAGGAGAGCTTTACTCTCCTTTTTTTACATCCAAATATATATTAATATATTCTCTAATAATATAAACTATGCTGTTATGAAATGTCAAATTTGTAAAAAAGAAACTACTATATCTGGAATTGGTACTCATGTTCGAAAAGCTCATGATATATCTCTCAAAGAATATTATGATACGTATATAAAAAAAGAAACAGAATCTCGATGCGTAGATTGTAACTCAAAAACAAAATATGTAAATTTTACAACAGGATATAAAGAAAGATGTACATCTTGTGCAAAAAAAGAAATGGTTCGTAAAGTTAAACAAACTAAATTAGATAGATATGGAAGTGAAAACTTCTCAAATCCAGACAAAGTAAAAGAAACTAAAAAATATAGATATGGTAGTTCAACATATAATAATAGAGACAAAGCTAACGATACAATGTATGATAAGTACGGAATGCATTATTCTAAAACAAATGAAAATCGAGAACGAGTGTCGAGGCAAAGTAAAGAAATAGGATTTGGAACTGAATATCATAAGAAATGTACTAAAAATATATATGGCGTAGATCATTACAACCAGTTAGAATCAAATCGAACTAGATTAATTAATCATGGAAAACAATATGGGTTTGGCACTGTTAATAATACTAAGTCAATAATTGATAAATACGGCGTTGATAATATTTCTAAATTAAATAGTATTAAAATAAAAAAAGAAAAGACACGACAATCTACAATATATGCGAGACATTTAACTGGGTTATTTAAAAATTATAATGTAACTCCAATGTTTACAGATGAAGAATATGTTAACGGATATCATGAATATAACTTTAAATGTAATACATGTAATACAGTATATAGTAGCACTATCTTAAATGGCGGCTTAAAACGATGTCCTTCATGTTATGGTAACCGATCTACAATTGAAAATATAGTAGTAAAAATGTTATTAGAAATTGATCCAAATATAGTAATATCAAAGAATTCACGAAAGATATTACCTTCGAAGGAAATTGATATATATTTGCCAGAATATAATATTGCTATTGAAGTAAATGGATTGTATTGGCATAATGAATCACATGTTGGAAAGACATATCATTTAGACAAAACAAATTTAGCTGAAGAATTGGGAATACATTTAATACATATATGGGAAGATGATATTAATTATAAGTATAACATCATCAAATGTAGATTACAAAGTTTACTTAATAAAAGTGTTATTAAAATTGGTGCAAGAAACTGTAGCATTAAGACAATAGATTCATCAGTTAAAAAGCAGTTTTTAGAAACACATCACATTCAAGGAAATTGTAATAGTTCAATTCGATTAGGAGCTTATTATAATAATGAATTAGTAGGAGTAATGACATTTGGAAAGTCTAGAATATTCATGAAACAACAATCAAAAAGTGGTACATATGAAATGTATCGTTTTTGTACATCAATAAATGTTGTTGGGCTGGCTAGTAAGTTATTAAAATATTTTCAGTTAAATTATAATCCAACTACTGTAATTAGTTATGCAGATCGTTGTTGGTCTACAAAATTAAATAATGTATATCAAAAAATAGGATTTACTTTAGATTCTGAAACTAGTCCTAATTATCATTATATTAATAGAGATATTCGAGAACATCGATATAAATATCGAAAATCAAATCAAAAAAATGTTTTAAAGGTCTTTGATGAAACATTATCAGAGATTGAAAATATGGAAATAAATGGGTATCAACGGATATTTGGACCGGGGTCATTGAAATATATTCAGACCTTTTAAATCTTTTCCTGAATAATATTTTGAATAATATATTACAAAGGTAGAGTTTCGGCTCTACCTTTTTTACTATTCATCATATTTATAATAAATTAAGGAGAAATACACATGGCAGATATCTTAACAAATGAAGAAATCTTTTTTAAAGATTGGGAACCAAAACTACAAAATAGATTCTTCATGTATATTGATGATATTCCATCATACATTATTAAGGCTGTTGACCGACCTAAAATTAATAACGGACAAGTTGTTATTGATCACATCAACGTTGAAAGAAAGCTTAAAGGAAAGTCTCGTTGGCAAGATATTAATATTACACTTTATGATCCAATTGTACCATCAGGAGCACAAGCTGTTATTGAATGGATTCGTTTAGGACATGAATCTGTAACAGGTCGAGATGGATATGCAGATCAATATAAAAAAGATTTGAAATTTCATGCATTAGGACCAGTTGGTGATAAAATTGAAGAATGGATTATCAAAGGAGCATATGTGAATTCAGCAGATTGGGGGGCAATGGATTGGGCACAAGAAGCAAATGTTGAAATTCAGCTCACAATTAGTTTTGATTACGCGATATTAAATTTCTAAGATATATTTAAAATGGGAGCTATACAAAACTCCCATTTTTACTGTTCACGATATTTATAATAAAGTTATCAGGAGAAAAAATGGCACGAGTTACAGAAAAGTACAACGACCCAATCGAGCAAGCAAAAGCTCAAGCATTATCAGAATATTCAGCAAAGAAAACCAGTTCAGTACCAACAGAAATAGTAGACTTACCATCAGAAGGAAGGTTTTATCCAAACAATCATCCACTTCGAAGCGGTAAAATTGAAATGCGTTACATGACTGCATATGATGAAGATATTCTAACCAACGCATCATATATTCGTAACGGAGTTGCTATCAACAAACTTTTAGCAGAATTGATAGTAACACCTGGTGTTAAGTTTGATGATATTTTAAATTGTGATAAAGATGCAATGATTATAGCAGCTCGAATCCTAAGTTATGGAAAAATGTATGATGCAAAAATTACAACACCATCAGACAAAGAAATGCAATTTTCAATTGATTTAACAAAATTAGATTTAAAAAAATCATTGATAGAAGCAGATGCTAACGGATTATGTACTTATAAAGATGATCAATATGAAATTCGTTTCAAATTCTTAACGATTCAAGAACAATCAAAAGTAGTAACATCAGATAAGCCATTATTCCAGTTTTTAAAACAAAGTATTGTATCATTGAATGGAGAAACAAATCAATCAGCAATAACAGAGTATCTTCAATACAACATGTTGGCAATACATAGTAAAAAAATACGAAAATACATTACTGACAATCTACCGGCAATAGATTTAACATATGAATTTGAAGACGAAGATGGAGGCGTCTTCCGAAGAGGGTTTCCAGTTGGATCAGACTTTTTTTATCCCGAATCCTAAATTTAAACGAGAAATTCATCAAGAAATATTCAATTTAGTATGGGTTGGCGAAGGCCGATGGGACTGGAATACTGTATACAATTGGCCTATTTGGTTGCGTAGATTTTACAGCAAGCAACTGATGGATATGCAATCAAACAAACAAAGTTCTGCCACACAAAACAATACTCCTCGAGAAACAGGTACAAAACCTCCGTTCTAAATATTTATAATAAATAGAGAATGGAATGAATGAACATTTACTCATACGACAGTTAAAGCAATTGCCAAGAGTTGGTAAGCTTCCTATAGAGGACTCAGTTAAAGAATATATTGACAGCATTTTCTCAGGTGCTACAACAGTAGCTGGACAAGCAGCTGGTTCATTCTCTAAAAATCTTTTAGATCAAGTAGCAGCTCCAGCACAAAAAGTAGTAAATACATTCAACAGTATACTATCACCTATAGAAAAGATGAATAGTAGTCTCGGAACGAGTACTATAGTAACATCTGCAATATTTAAAAATTTCCAAAACATT